GAGCGATGAGCAGAGAAGCTATGCAGATGGCGCTAGAGGCGTTGGAGAGTGACCCACTAAGTCATGCTGGGCTTGTTAGTAGAAAGCAAGCCATCGCCGCACTACGCCAAGCACTGGAGACAGAGCAAGAGCCAGTGGCGTGGATGTTTGTCAATGAAGACGGTGAATGTGAGCAGATTGAGTACGGCCCTGTATTTGATGATCCTGGGGTAACGCCGCTTTACGCTTCACCACCAAAGCGTGAATGGGTTGGGCTGACGGATGAGGAGATACAAGATTTAGGTTATCTGTCCGAAAAGTTTGATGCAAGTAATTCAGAGTGGTTTGATCGATGGGGATTTGCCCAAGCCATTGAAGCCAAGCTAAAGGAGAAGAATCAGTGAACTACTTAGCCACGCATGTTGGCTGTGATGATTGTGGATCTAGTGATGCATTGTCCGTATCTGTTAATGATAAAGGAGAAACTTGGTCACACTGTTTTGCTTGTGGCACGAACACTAAAATGTCTGAAGATGTTTATAACTTCAGACAAAAGCATACAAAGTCTGCTAAGGTGATTCCAATGTTAAATGGCAAGTATCAGTCCATACCGCTAAGAAACCTATCCAGAGATGCATTAAAAGCCTTTGGTGTGATGATCACTGATGAGGGTGGTGTAGCTTTCCCCTACTGTGATGCTGATGGTAAGGTCACTGCCTACAAGGTAAGACATGATGCAATGAAGACTGATTGCACTATCAAAGGTGATTGGTCTAAGGCAGGTTTATTTGGAGCGCAGTTATTCGCTAAAGGTGGTAAGAGCATCACTCTCACTGAAGGTGAATTTGATGCTGTTGCTGTGTATCAGATGAATGGTATGCGGTATCCAGTAGTAAGCATACGCAATGGCGCACAATCAGCACTAAAGGACTGCAAGGACAACTATGAATATCTTGACTCTTTTGAAACCATTGTTATCAGCTTTGATGCTGATGAGGTTGGTAAGCAAGCTGCTACGAAGGTAGCTGATCTATTCGGTGCTAAGGCTAAGATAGTAAAGCACAGGCAACCACACAAGGATGCTAACGATTATCTCAAAGATGAGATGATTAAGGAGTATATCCAGGATTGGTTTGCTGCTGAGGTCTATGTACCTGATGGGATCATTGAAGGATCAAAGCTTTGGGAAGAGATCAACACACCAGCCATTAAAGCCTCTTGTGACTATCCTTGGCATGGGTTGAATGCTTTGACCTATGGTATCCGTAAAGGTGAGCTGGTGACGTTTACAGCAGGATCTGGACTTGGTAAATCACAGGTACTGAGGGAGATTGTATACCACATCCTATGTAAGACTGAGGACAACATTGGCTTGATGTTCCTGGAGGAGTCTACTGTCCGCACTGCCAAAGGTATCATGTCTATTCATGCGAACAAGCCATTGCATTTACCTGACACAGCATACACTGATGAGGAGTTTAGAGATGCCTTTGAGCACACTCTTGGCACTAATAGGGTTTATCTTTTTGATCATTTTGGGAGTACATCAATTGACAACATACTATCAAGAGTCAGATTCATGGCTAAAGGACTCGGATGTAGCTTTGTTGTGTTGGATCATATTAGTATTGTCGTCAGTTCTGGCGATGTTGGCGATGAACGTAAAGCATTAGATGAGATCATGACCAAGCTTAGGATGATTGTGCAGGAGACAGGCATAGCACTGTTGATTGTCAGCCATCTTAAGAGACCAGATGGTAAAGGCCATGAAGAAGGTGCGGCTACTTCACTAGGTCAGCTTCGAGGATCTGGTAGCATTGCACAGTTGTCTGATATGGTGATCGGTATGGAAAGGAATGCACAGCATGATGATGAACGTGAACGCAATACCACCAGGATTAGGGTACTCAAGAACCGTTTCAGCGGTGTCACAGGTCCAGCCTGTAACGTCTATTACAGCCACTCAACAGGAAGGTTATCAGAGGTCACACAAGATGAAGACTTATGAAGATTTAAAAGAGGATACGAAACGATTTGCTTTACAGCAGATACGTACAGGGTCTACAATGGGTGAAGTAGTTTGTTCGTTTGAAGAGATCATTAATGAGATCAGGAAGACATCAGACTATGTAGAGGCTATGCAAGATGCTAACAGGAGACCTTAATGGCTGAGGTAACAAACATTGAAGAGCATGATGATGGAACAGCTACACTACACTTGGATCTTACTGATGAAGAGATTAAGATGTTGATTCAATGGGGTATCAAAGAAGCAATTAAGTTAGCTTTCTTAAAGGAAAAGAACTTTGATTGGAAGGACAGCGGCAGTGAAACAAACACTTAGAGACATGATGAGCCAATGCTGGAACAACCGTATGGATTGTGAGCACTTTGACTTTGAGAAGTTTGCTGAGATGGTAGCCTTCCAAGCCAGTGAAGAAAGGTTAGATCGCTGTATTGAAGCTTTAGAGAGAAGAGGTTACGCTGATGCAGCAGATGTTATCAGAGGAGAAGGTTAATGTGGGTAATGGATAGGCTGTTAGCTGACCACGCAGAGCTAAAGAAGAAGTATGATACACTGCTAGAAGACTATCAGAAACTGGTACATAAATATGAAGAGCTTAGTGCTGGACATCGAAACAGACATGAAGCAGACTGTTATCTTCTGCGTAGTCACGAAAGATCTGACAACAAGTGAGGTCATATGTCATACTCATCCAAATACACTAAAGCCTCTTATAGAGGATTACGACACAGTGATAGGACACAATCTAATCAGCTTCGACGGTTACCACCTTCGGAGATTGTGGAACATTACGATACCACTCAAGAAGGCCTCCGATACGCTCGTGCTGTCGAGGCTATGGAATCCCAGTATCGAAGGAGGTCACAGTCTAGAAGCATGGGGGAAAAGATTAGGGAATCACAAGATTGAGTTCCAAGACTTTACTGCTTTGACAAAAGAGATGATTGATTACTGTATCCAGGATGTCAATCTTACTGGTGAACTTCATCGCAAACTATGCGGAGAATTGAAGGACTTTTCACCACAAAGCATTGATATCGAACACAAGGTACAGTTCATTGTTGCACAGCAGGAAAGACATGGATTCAAACTAGACATCCCTTTATGTACTGAGTTCATCTCTCAGTTAACTACGAAGTTATCAACCATTGAGGAGAACCTACAGACTATATTTCCACCGATCATCACTGAACGTGTTAGTGAGAAGACAGGTAAGAAGCTAAAGGATCATGTTGAAGTGTTTAACCCAGGCTCCAGAGATCAGATAGGACGTAGACTGATATCTTTAGGATGGAAGCCTGATAAGTTCACTGAGACAGGTAAGCCAATGGTTGATGAAGTGATCCTGTCTAAGTTATCCTATCCAGAGGCTAAGGCAATGGCTGAGTATCTACTTATCCAGAAGCGTATAGCACAGGCTACATCATGGCTAGAGCACGTTGCTGATGATGGTAGGGTACACGGTAAGGTCATCACTAACGGTGCTGTCACAGGGCGTATGACGCACCATAGCCCTAACATGGCACAGGTTCCTGCTGTCAATGCTGACTATGGTGAGA